GCCAAATCCATAACGTGTGTGTAAGCTACATTATACTCGGGATTTGCCACGGCACCTTGAGGATCGTAAACAAAGCGCAATCTACCCTTGTGATAGGCAGATGCTACAACTTGAAAACGATACCTCATAGTACCTCTCCAATACTTAAATGGCAATGCTGCAAAAGCAGCGGGTGTCAAGTGCAATTCGGTGTCATTCACAGAATTGTAGGCAACAGGACTGACTCCGATGGAGAACAAATGATCTCCAGGGCTATCAGATATTTGCCACCCAAAAGTGGTCAAATAAGATTCGCGCATGGAAATGGACCGAATCGCCATCTCATCAGTATTAGATAAACCCACAACTCGTGGATCAACTGTTGTTTCCTGTTTAACATCCAACGTAAGTTTTGTGGATGTGTCATGTGTGTTGGTATTAGCAATATTGCCCAAGGGCATTGCCGCATATTTCGTTGGACTCGTTACATCAATTGGACGTGAATATCCAAAGATAGAAGCAATAGAAGCTACTGCATTAGCAGCCATCTCAGTTGCTCTAGCATATGACGAAATTACGGGTATATTACTCAGAGCTCCAGCAGCCTTAGCTACTATTGAAGCAGGTCTGGACACCACACCTGAATACTCGTCCGCTTGTGGGACAAAATCTCCAAGCTGTGGCACAATATCAGCTGGGTCAAATTGGGTAGGAACATCAAGATGAACATCCTCAGCCCATGCAAATACGGAAATAGTGATAGGATCAGTAGCTCCGTTTGCGTGTTTTAAGGGGTTCAATTCTCGAATAGACATATTGCCCATGCGATTCCATTGACCTGAAGGAACGCTGAGTGCATTGTAATACCATACAAATGGAAGCTCCAAAGTGCCTCCTTGATTGTTTGTGGGGTCAAGATACACATGTGGTCTCTGACTTGCAGCAATATTATCCTGGGGTGTTAAGCCTCTATCTCGCGTGACCTCATCATAGTCCGGGAGTGGCTTGTAATTCGCCAACAATCTACCATAGTAAAATCCGTTTCCA